TATCTTTAACTGCTTTCTTAGGTGGTTGATTAAAAGATGAGGAGTGACGTACACCGTATTCATCGTAGTCGTCGCTACTAAAAGGTTCAGCTTTTTTTTCCTTAACAGCTTGCTTCATTGGCTCTTTTTTATCACCATCCTTATCAACATCTAAAAAGTCTGGTTTAGCTTTAGCTTCTTTAAAAGTTTGATATTTTGCTTCTAAACTTTTAACTGCTTCGGTGATGCTACCACGTGCATCCACGCTTTCGTAGACTGTAGTAGCTTCTGTATCTGGCGTTAATGCAGCATTGTCAGTAATGCCTTTTAATTTGCCTAAGATGTTGTAGATGTTGTTGCTCATTTTATTATTTTCCTTTAACTGGGCTTGGTATTTTATTTTGTACTGAGCCCACTGGGCTTGTTGTTCCTTGTGGTAAATCATTTGTTGTTTTACCATCTGCCGGTTCGTTACCAGCAATTTCAAACTTAACTTTGTTTAATTCTTTAAGAAAACTGCCTTGGCTGTATGCTTTACTGGCTTCTTCCCCACCGGCACATTCGTCAGCTGAATATTCTTTATCTAATACTGCTTCGCCTTTTTTAAATTCACGTACATCGTTGCCTTCTAAATCCCAACGACGTTGTTCTTCTGGATGATTAGGTGCAGTTACAACAATATTACTTTGAGCAATACCCGCACGCTCACTAACAATAGCACGCAATTGTGCATCATTTACTGGATATGTAAGTACAACATCCATTAGATAAATTTGACAATTTGCCATACTTGGAAAATCGATGTCGCTAGATTTAATTGGCAAACGTTTAGCTTTACTAAGACTTTGTAAGCCATAAGCATCAAGTGCTGTTTCTAATGCTGCCAATTTGTCCGCTGGATCAATATTAGCAATTTTAATACGGAACTCATAGGTCTTTTGACTATCAGTTAAATGTTGCAGAAAATTCTTCATAGTTTTATATATCCTCACAGTTATTTATTCAAAATTGCTGTTTTAATCTGGCTTGCTTTTGCCTAATATCTGTGCTAATAGTGCGTTTCTGTCAAGAACTACACCTGTACTGCCATCTACTGCATCAAGCAATTTGTCACCGTCTGTTTTGCTGGCATCTTTGGCTGCTTGCTGATCTAAACGCATCTTTTTAAGTTGTAGGTCAATTGTACGTATCTTTCTATCAATCTTAGCTTGCTTTGCTGTAATTGCATGCCCTAGCAATGTACCCGCTGTAGCTAGTATGTGTCCGCTGAAACGTGCTTCGACGTTCATACCCAGATCCATAAGATCCTGGAATTTGTCTTTGGCTAGATCACTTAGCTCGTCTAGTTCTTTATCAGTTACATCTAAATCGTTAACATGTGGCAATGCCGCATCAATCTTATCAATGGTAAGATCCATTTCTTCAATGAGGGCTCTATTTTCCTCGATAGTAGTATTGGCATCGTCTACTGAAGGTTCTTCAGTAGGAGCAAGGTTAAATAATTCTTGTAGTTTTTGGGTCATAGTAAACTATTTATAGTTTAACGTTTGGTGTTTTTAAAAATATCAAATTCTGATACTACTCTAAACCGCATACCGTGTGATTTTGCCCATTGATCTGCCATGGCCCATTTGGCTAGGTTAATTGCTACTGACAGTTTATCTCTATAGCTTTTAGCCGCTTCCATAGTTGTTTCTTTGCTGGGTTTAATTTCGATAAGTTCTGTGTGGCGTTGCTGATTTGCATCTAAGTAGACTACAAGAAAATCCGGAATGTACACTGTATTCTTGCCAGTTACTGGATTGCGATATGGAATAGTAATTGCTTCACTGGCCCAGTTAATTACAGATGGATTGTTGTCGCAAAATGACATAAACGTGAATTCCCAACTGGATCTGTATGTTGGTATACGTTTACCAATATACTTCTCAGTATTTTTAATCTGAAATTTGCCGTTTGCGTATTTTGCCATTATGCAAGGATAGATCGTGCTATGTATTTGTTTAGTTGCGGACTGTTACTAAGTCCTAATAGACTAGTGCCAACTCTATTTAGATTAAGGAACATTGTTAAGTATGCATTAAGTTCATTTTTATTTAATTTACGAAATTCATCTAGTATTGTCATTACATCTATATCTTGTGTTTGCGCTGTATATATCACAGCGGCCGCCAATGCAGCTCCGCTTTCTCTATTACCTGTTATGGTTTGAAAATATCCAACAACGGCATCATCGACATCCTGACTAATTGTATAATTAGGTTTGAAGAAATTATTAAAATAGGTTGTTGTGCTATTTGTATTAATATTATTGAGTGGTAAATTTCCAGTTACTGACATATTATTTCCTTTAATTCATATTACCCGAAGATCGTCTAACTCCACTTAATCCCGGGATAGCAGTAGTTGCTTTGGATAACCCTGCTTGTACACTGGATATAGTTGGCACAAACACTGTACTTTGTGTATTTTGACCGCGCAATATATTTGTTGCAGTTTGTTTTAATTCAGCGGTTGCAGCAGATTTAATATCAGTATTTTTAAGATTCCTGCCTGTGCGCAATGCACCCAGTGCTGCGGCGCCAAAGTTGCCCGCGGCTAAATTAGTTAGTACATCTCCCGCACCCTGTACTACACCGCCTTGTCCAAATATGCTATTGGTGCCTCCGCCTAAACTTGTTAACGGGCTGGCTGTTTTATCATAATGAAGTTGCGCAAATCCTTGTACTTTGCCGCTGGCCACTGGTCCTGATTCATAATGTATTGCTTCATATGCTACAGTCATACTATGTTCAATAGGGCTATAATCACCGGCAGTATGTTGTCCATGTGCAAAACTTTGTATTGTTGGATTTATTAAAATATAACTACTAAATGATTTCTGATGTAGACTATAAATTCGAATAGCTGTTATATAATTAGGTGCACCTGTGCCGTTGGCCAATGGGCTAAATCCCCAGTTCTGCGAAGTACGTTTTTTATATTTAGATTCTTGTTTATATACCTGCTCTTGCTGTTCCCAATCTCTATAATAGTATTGATAATAGCCCTGCCAAAAATCACGTACTACGTTAGAACTATCATCATGGAATGTAAGACTAACTGGATCATAGTTAATTCTTTCTTGGTGAATCATTTTTCTATTGTATGCGTTTAATACTTTATTTTGTACTGTAAATTTAGGCAAGGTAACTGTTTTTGCCATCATGCCAATTTCGGTATTATCACCGGGTTTTATGTTTGGGTTGATATCAATGAACACATGGAACATCGTTCCAATTTTGGGACTAAGTCTATATAAGCCATCAACAAAAGTCTTAGAGGCATGTTGCCAGTCTTTTATATTGTCGCCTGTGCCTAATTGTGTTAATAGTTGGTTAAAGAATCCGGCTGCCATTTGTGCTATCCATTTATATTATTTATCGCCAAAAAAAAAGCCCGGTAATAACCAGGCTTTTAAGTTGTTTCATTTACGGGTATTAACCAGTAATTGTGCTGCCCAACGTTCTTGCAACAATACTACCAACACCGGTACCAACTGGAGTTTGGATAGCATTATCATAACGAATTGTTAAACTAATTGTCATAGGATCATTTGTACCGTAGTTAGAATCACCGTAGTCTGCACTTGACAAGTAGCAACCATATAATTCCCATGATTCAAGAATAGTTGGCTCACTTGCGCCGTTGCCGCCATCTAAGGCTTCCCAACGTGTGACGAATTTATAGTCAATACCACTAGATGCACTAGATTGTTCCATAAAGTCAAATTGTTTCTGTAGTTGCTCACCAACACGTTTGCTAACTTCACCAGATGCATCATCACGTAGTTGGCAAGTAACTGCGGTCCACGTTGGTTTGCCTGCTAGATAGACTTTACTGTTATACACTGGAATTAAAATTTCTTCAAATTCTAATGTCGGACGTTTAAAATCCATAACTTGTTTAGTTAACTCAGTTGATGGTTGACTAACACCAAAGTTCTCAAATGTTACGCGAAAGCGGAACTTTAATTTAGGCATTAACAAACCTTGTGCGCTGGCGCTTTGGTTTGTACTTAGCGGTACGGTAAACTTGCTCAATG